TACGCTTCGCCCGATTGGTGGTTGGAATAAGAAAGAGTATCCTTCCGGCGGAACCACTTACACGGATATTCAAGTAACTGGTGTAATGCGCGGCTCCCATGCCTGGCGTTCTAATGATGCCAAGGCTTGGTTGAGCGCTGGCGGTGCTAAGAAGTTATACGCCATTGAGGCTTCTGTAGCCCCGCATAATATCACGCCATTCCGCGAAACTGGTAGTTTATCGAACGCCTTCAGCACCACCAACGGTTCCGCTGTTGTTACGGTCGCTGATACGACGCATGGCGTGAATACTGGTGATACGGTAGTATTTTCTAATGGAACGGCTATTGGCGTCAGCGGGATAACGCTATCAGGTTCTTATCTTGCCACTAAAATAAACAACAACTCTTATTCTGTAATAGCGTCTTCTAACGCCACAGCGACGGTATCCAATGGCGGTTCTGCTGATTTCTCATACGAAATCACGGGTGGTTATGTGGATAGTACCGCGCAGATTGGATATGGTACTTGGGTTTATGGTTATGGCACTTATGGTACGCCACGCCCCCAAACATCCGCCACTGGTGTAATTCCAGCATCCACTTGGGCCTTGGATAACTGGGGCGAATATCTATTGGCTTGCCGATCTGATGAAGGCAAGATTTACCAATGGGAGTTGAATACGGCCAATAGGGCCGCTTTGTTGACTAACGCCCCCACTGGCAATTCTTCCATCATCGTGACTGCCGAGCGCTTTCTATTTGCGCTTGGCCCTGGTGGAAACCCGCGCAAGGTTCAATGGTCTGACCAAGAAGCTAATACTGTTTGGACGCCAGCAGCCACGAACCAGGCTGGTGATTTCGAGTTGGCTACTTCCGGTAAGTTGTTGTGTGGCGAGCGTACTCGCTACGGAACACTATTGCTTACTTCGGTTGACGCTCACTTAGCGATCTACCAAGGACCGCCATATATTTATGGCTTTGAGCGTGTTGGCTTTGGTTGCGGCGCCATAAGCGCGCAGGCTTCTGTCAGCCTTGATATTGGTGCTGCCTGGATGTCTGAGGGTACGTTCTACTTGTTTGATGGCGCCATCAAGCCATTGCAGTGTGAAGTGTCTGACTATGTGTTTTCTGACTTCAACTATGGTCAGCAAGCCAAGGTTTATGGTGTCCTAAATATCGAATACTTCGAGGTCACTTGGTTTTATCCGTCTAGTGCTTCTTCGGAATGCAACAGGTACGTCACCTGGAATTACCGTGAGAACACTTGGACTATTGGAACCTTGGCGCGTACCACGGGCGTTTCTGCTGGTGTGTTCCAGTACCCGATTATGTTTGATCCCTCTGGGTATGTGTATGATCATGAGGTCGGTTACAATTATGATGGTGCCACGCCATACGCGGAGACAGGGCCGATAGAGTTCGGTAATGGCGACAGGATAATGGTGGCGCGTCAGATTGTGCCGGATGAGAAAAACCAGGGCGAGGTTTCTGTTTCATTCAAAACCCGGTTTGCGCCAGAAGGGGTAGAAAGCACCTTCGGTCCTTATACCATTTCATCCCAGTATGTGGATGCTCGGTTTAGTGGGCGCCAGGTCAGCTTCAAGGTGCAGGGGGTTGAATTGGGTGATTGGCGAGTTGGTAACTTCCGCTTAGAAGCGGTGCCAGGAAGTAAACGATGAGGCTTCCACCATCCCCCGAAAGTTATACCCGTGATGCAGACCAGACCATGAGGTCTATGCTTCAGCAAGCGAACGATCAAAACCACAAGCGGTTGAGAGATGTGGAGATTTCGCCGGGCCGGTTGATAATCAAATCGCCCAACGGAACGCGGTGGAGCATTGAAGTGGATAACTCCGGCAACGTATCGGCCACATCGCTATGAACCAATTTGATGCAGAGTTCGAGCGGTGTTCTAAGTGGTTGCAGGATGCTTTGGATTACGCTGGGAATAGCCATGAGCTTTCTGATGTAAAGCAAGGTATTCAGGAGGGTCGGTTCACATTTTGGCCAGCGCCTGATGGCGCCATTGTGACCGAGATTATAGAATATCCTGCTTTTCGGGTTCTCCATGCTTGGTTGGTTGGTGGCGAATTAGCCCAGATTGTCGATATGATCCCATCATTGGATGCTTTTGGGCGTTCTTTGGGGTGTTCTAAATTAACAGGATGCGGGCGCCAAGGGTGGGTTCGTGCTTTGAAAGAACATGGTTTCAAGGGTATAATGACCACGGTTTCTAAGGAGATTTCGCCATGAGTAAGGGCGGCGGTAAGCAGACCACCACTCAGGTCCAATCTGTTGATCCTGAGTTCAAGGAACGCGCCCTTGATGTGTATTCCCGCGCCCAGGCAGCGGCAGAGCAGGGATATACCCCTTACACTGGCGGGCAGGCTTATGAGGATTATGCCCGCCGCACTGTGGCTGGGCTGACCCCGACACAGGAAGCGGCGGCATATAATATTTATCGGGCTTCTACGCAGGCCCAAGAGCCTATTAACCAAGCCATGCGGATTACCCAGGGTGCCAGGCCTATGTTTGGCTCTGCTGAAGAGGCGTTTTACCGCCCTGACTTTGGTGAAGCCCAAGGTCTTGTTCGTGGTACTTCTGCCGTACCGGCTGTATCAGAAGCCCAGGCAGTTACGCGGGGCGCCTTGCGCCCCTCTGAATACGCTGAAGCCCAGCAATATGCCCGCATGGGGGCTGGTTATCAGCCGGGCACCATTGCTGGTGGTATGGGGGCTTACACCAATCCTTATGAAAGCCAAGTGGTTGAAACGGCGCTTGGGGATATTGAGCGCAGTCGTCAGTTGGCGGTTCAGCAAGGGGCGGCGCAAGCCACTAGGGCGCGGGCTTATGGTGGTTCCCGCCAGGCTTTGACTGAGGCGGAAACCAACCGGGCGGCTATGGAACAAGCGGCCCGTACCTCTGCCCAGTTGCGGGCGCAAGGTTTTGAGACAGCGGGCCGTATGGCGGCGCAAGATGTTGGTTTCGGGCTGCAAGGCGCCCAGCAGCGGCTATCCGCTGCCCAGCAACTTGGAGCGCTTACGCAAGCGGCGCAGGGCGGCCAGCTTGCGGGCGCCGGCCAGATTGGTCAGCTTGGTATTGCTGGAACGCAATCTGAAGTTGGTCGCGCTAATGCCTTGGCTGGTTATCAGCAGGCGCAAGCGCAATTGGCGCTTCAGGAAGCCCAGCAGAGGGCGGCTATGGCGCAGGCTACTTCAGCGGCTGATCTGGCGCGTGGTGGTCAATTGGCGCAACTTGGGCTTAGTGGGCAGCAGGCGGCTACCACTGGCGCGCAAGCAGCGTTCAATGCCCAGGAAGCGATTCGCCAAGTTCAGCAACAGCGCATGACGGCGGCAGAAGAAGAGTTTACGCGGCAGCAAGCTGAACCGTACCGCGATCTTCAAACACTTCAACAGGCTCTTGGGTTCTTCCCAAATCCAATGACTACAAGTTCAACGCAACGCCAGACGCTTGGCCCGTTAGATATTATTTCCCGCCTTGGCGGTACAGCGGCTTCTGGCGCGCAGTCTTACTACTTGTTGTGCTGGGTCGCCCGCGCTGTTTATGGTGTAGAAAATCCGCGCTGGCTGATGTTCCGCGAATGGCTTCTGGAAGATGCGCCAAAATGGTTTGTGCGTCTTTATATCCGCCATGGCGCCGCGTTTGCGGATTGGCTTGAAGGTAAAGATAGCCTGAAGGCGATGATCCGGCGCTTGATGGATGGGCGTATTGCTAAGAAATTTGGAGGCTAAATCATGTTTGATCAGGCTCTAAATTATCTTGGCGGGTTGCTGGGGTTTAACAGCAATCCTCAAATGCCTCCTTCTGGGCCAGAATACTATGCAGAAGCGGCGGCTGCTGGCGCCGCGACTAATCCGCCCCCTGTCCCGCGCCCTGATCCTTTTGCCCGTTTCTCGCCAGAGCAGCGCCAGGCTCTTGGTTATGCGTCTTTGATTGACACATTCGGCGCAGCAGCGGGGCGCCCTACTGGCGCAGCGTCAGGTTTGATGCAAACGTTTGATCTTACTTCTGGTCGAACCCAGCGCGGCGGTTTCCCGCAAATGGCGCCGCAACAGCAGGCGGCGCAAGCGCCCCAGCCCATGCAGATTCAAGCGCCGCCAATGCGCCCGATGCCTCAAATGCAGGCACC